ATATAAAACCACACAAAGGGAATTTAGATTTATTCTTCGATGATAATAATCTCCAGTCATTATGTAAGCTACATCACGATAGCGCTAAACAGAAAGCTGAAATTAGAAAAATAAATCAAATTGGATGCGATATAAATGGGTTGCCGATTGACGAAGAACATCCGTTCAAAAAGGGGGGCGGGTGAAAAGTTCAGGCGAAAAGCCTCAAAAACCGGCAGTCGACCTCTATTTTATCGCTAATACAGTTTTTCTAGTAAATTTACTATGGATTAAGAGGTAAAACCTATGAGTAGTCGCAAACTCCGAAGTGATAGCACTACGGCAAAGGTATTAGCCACAAAAGCAGCACAGCAAACAATATCGCCGCCTGAAAAACTAAGCAAGGCAGAGATGAGATATTGGGAAAGTATCATTACAAGCCGAGCGGCAGATAGCTGGACACCAATCGACAAAGAGCGAGCTGTTAAGTTGGCTAAATTATACGTAGAGCTTGATGATTACGAACATGAACTAGCTACAACAGCTAGACGATGGATTAAAACCGATAACGGTGTAATGAAACAACATCCATTGCATTATGTTATCGAAGATTTATATAAACGTGAAATCCAAATGTGCCGCAGTTTACAAATTCATAGCCGAGCAACCAACGGTGAAAGCCGAGACCAAGTGAAAACTAATCAACTTTATCAAGATGCTCGAAATGCTATCAATGACGATGATGGCTTAATTGCAAGGGTAATTAACTGATGACTAAGGCTGACAAGGTAATTGCATTTATTGAGCGGTACTGCTTTGTTCCAGAGGGTGCATTAGTTGGTCAGCCGATTAAATTAGAAGAGTTTCAGTTGGATTATATCCGTGATGTTTACGATAACCCTAATGGAACAAGTCACGGTATTTTGTCTATAGGTCGTAAGAACGGTAAAACAGCATTAATTGCCTGTTTATTATTGGCTCACTTAGTTGGGCCAGTGGCAATTCAAAATAGTCAAATTGTAAGCGGTGCGTTAAGCCGAGAGCAGGCCTCTTTGGTGTTTAACTTGGCCGTAAAGATGATCCAACTTAATCCTAAGCTAAGCAATATCATCTCGATTAAGCCTAGTGGTAAGCGTTTAATTGGATTACCAATGAATGTTGAGTATAGAGCTTTAGCGGCTGACGGTCGAACCGCACAAGGCTTGTCGCCTGTGTTAGCTATTCTTGATGAAATAGGGCAAATTCAAGGTCCACAATCAGCTTTCGTGGACGCTATCACTACCGCACAAGGTGCGCATAAAAATCCCTTATTGCTATCAATCAGTACTCAGGCAGCAAACGATGGTGATTTATTGTCAATCTGGATTGATGATGCTAAGACAAGCAATGACCCTCACACAGTTTGCCACGTTTACAGTGCTGACAAAGATTTAAAAATCACTGACCCGAAAGCGTGGAAACAAGCTAACCCAGCGTTAGGCGTGTTTCGTAGTGAGGACGATATACGTAAACTCGCTGATAAGGCTAATCGCATGCCAAGCTTTGAGAATACATTCCGAAATCTAAACCTAAATCAACGAGTGAGTACGGTATCGACATTTGTCAGTATTGACGCTTGGAAAGAAAGTGGAGCTGAGCAATCAAGCCCTAGCGGATTAACCGCTTATGGTGGATTAGACTTATCCGCTCGCACTGACTTAACCTCTTTAGTTCTGACCACTAAAGACCCTGATGGGAAAATAAACGTTTACCCTTACTTTTGGACGCCTGAAATAGGACTGGAAGATAGGTCGAAACGAGACCGTTCGCCATACGATGTATGGGCAAAACAAGGATTTATTCGCACGACACCTGGTGCGACAGTTGATTACGCTTATGTTGTGCGAGATATAGCAGAAATACTTGCTGATTTTGATATTGCTGCAATCGCTTTTGACCGTTGGCGAATTGATATATTCAAGAAAGAAATGGAGGCTCAAGGAATTAATCTTCCTTTAGTGCCTTTTGGGCAGGGTTTTAAGGATATGTCGCCAGCAATAGACACTTTAGAGAGTGATTTGTTAAATGGCAACCTAAAGCACGGCATGAACCCTGTTTTGACGATGTGTGCGGCAAATGCGGTCATCACAAAAGACCCGGCAGGCAATCGAAAATTTGAAAAACACAAAGCAACCGGTCGTATTGATGGAATGGTTGCTTTGGCAATGGCTAGAGGTATTTCTGAGATGAGTGAAACGCCTCAAGATATAGACGACTTTTTACAGGATATTATTATCGGATGAACGGAGAAAATGATAAAGGCTGGTGGAGTCGGTTTTATGACCGATTATTCAACGGTGGTAAACGCTTAGATAAAGGCTCTACGGTTGAGCCGTTTGTAAGTCAATCAACTGGCACTGGCGAACAGGTGGATGCTGAAAAAGCTCTTAAATTGAGTGCAGTATGGGCTTGCGTGAGATTAAGAAGTCAGACCGCCGCATCATTGCCGTTACATTTAAAAGACTTCGAGCGAAAGATCGCATCTAAGCACGATTTATACAGAATTATCCACGATGCACCAAATGCAGATATGTGTGCGAGTGAATTCTGGGAGGCTCAAATCGCCAACCTTGATTTATGGGGTAACGCATACAGCCGAATAAATCGTGCTATTGATGGCCGTGTGATTTCGCTTGATATTCTTGACCCACAATATATGCGAGTACGAAGAGAAGATAATGGTGAGATTAGCTACATTTACACAAAAAACAATGTAGATGGGCGAACCTATAACGAAAATGAAATTCTTCACTTCAAAGGTTTCACCCTTGATGGATTGGTTGGGTTATCCCCAATTAGCTACCAAGCGAGCGTGATGGGCTTGCAGATTGCGGCAAACAATGCGGCAGGAAAAGCATTTAAAAACAACTTAAAAGCTGGTGGATTTTTGAAAACTGGCGACCGAGTGTTAAATGCCGAACAACGTGAACTTGTTAGGAAAGCTTTAAGTGAGTACGGGCAACCCGAAAACGCTGGCAAGTGGATGGTTCTCGAGGCTGGAATGGAGCCAGCTAATATGTCAGGAGCTTGGATTAATCCGCAGGATGCTCAGTTGCTTGAAAGCAGATACTTCGGGATTGAAGAAATCTGCCGAGCGTTTGGCGTTCCGCCTCAATTAATCCACAGCACGGACAAATCTTCATCTTGGGCATCGAGTGCAGAGCAAATCAACCAAAACTTCCTCACTTATTCACTCGGGCCAACACTAAAACGCATTGAGCAAACTATTAACCGCAAACTATTAACTGCGGAAGAAAGAGAAAAATACTACTCAATATTCAGTGTTGAGGGCTTATTAAGAGCAGATAGTGCAGGGCGAGCGAGTTTTTACACTGCTTTACTTCAAAACGGTGTAATGACAAGAAATGAAGTGCGAGCATTGGAAAATCTACCTGCTATTGATGGTGCAGACCAATTAACAGTTCAACTAAATCTAACCTCTATCGACAAGGTGGGAGCGGATGACAAAGACAAAGACTAAAGACTTATTATTCAAAGCAGAAGCTGTCCGAGAGGATGGCTTTTTTTCTGGCTATGGCAATGTATTTGATGTTGTCGATAGCTGCGATGAAGTGGTGCGGAAAGGTGCTTTTATTGATTCAATCAAAGGCTGGAACGCACAAAGCAAAATGCCTCCAGTGCTATGGAATCACGACCGCAATCAACCGATTGGCGTATGGACTGTGCTTAAAGAAGATGAACACGGTTTATATGGCGAGGGTAGATTACTGATTAATGATGTGGCACGAGCGAAAGAAATCCACGCATTAATGATGGCTGGAGCGATTGATGGCCTTTCTATTGGATACAAGCTAAATAAGTGGATGTATAACGAAAAAGACGATGTTTTAGAGCTTTTAGAGATTGACTTGAAAGAAATCTCAATCGTTACATTCCCAGCCAACGAAGAAAGCCGTGTTGAAGTAGTTAAATCCGCTTTAGCTAAAGGTAGTTTGCCTACATTACCAGAATTTGAGAAAGCCTTGAGAGATTTAGGGTTTTCCAAGCAGCAAGCCACAACCATTGCCAGTTATGGCTTGAGAAAACTTATTCAGGGTGAGCCTGAAAGCCAAATTGGCAACGCAATCAACATTCTTAAATCCATTAATAAGGAATAAATATGTCTCAAGAAAATTACGAAGCACTCGCCACCGAGTTTAAAAATGCTACAGAGCAGGTAAAAGGCTTAGGTGAAGAATTAAAAGCTAAAATGGCAGGTAATGAAAAAGGTTTAGACGACTTAAAAGGTCGTGTAGATGAAGCCTTGACCGCTATGAATAGTGCGAAAAGCCGCTTAGACGAGTTAGAGCAAAAAGCAACTCGCCGTGGTTATGGTGTAGAGCAAGAGAAATCAATCGCTCAACGCTTAGTCGATACAGAGGGCTATAAATCATTTGCAGCAGATCCACGCTCTGGCAAATCAGCAAAATTAAGCTTAAAAGCAACCATTACTAGCTTGACTACTGATGCAGCAGGTTCAGCAGGTGCGGCAGTTGCTCCAATGCGTTTAACTGGCATTGTAACACCACCACAACGCCCATTAACTATGCGTGACTTGTTAATGCAAGGTACTACCGACAGCAACGCAATTACTTACGTTCGTGAAAAATTATTCACCAATAACGCCGCAGCTCAAGCATCAGAGGGTGCGAAAAAAGCACAATCTGATTTACAACTTGAAGAAGTAACCGTTGGTGTTAAAACATTAGCACACTACGTTAAAGCATCTCGTCAAATCTTAGACGATGCGGCGATGTTAGAAAGCTATATCAATGGTCGTTTGGCTTACGGCTTAAAATTAGTCGAAGATAAGCAATTATTGAACGGTGACGGTTCTGCTGGCGGTTTACAAGGCTTAAGCCAAGTAGCTCAAGCGTTTGCCGATAAAGCAACCTTAAAAAATTACACAATCATTGACCAATTACGTTTGGCACAATTACAAGTAGCTTTATCTGACTACCCAGCAAACGGTTTCGTGCTAAACCCTATCGACTGGGCGAAAATTGAGTTAGAGAAAGATGGTCAAGGTCGCCATATCATCGGTAATCCGCAAAGCTTAGCACAGCCGACATTATGGGGTATTCCAGTAGTTCAAACTCAAGCAATTACAGCTGGTAGTTTCTTGACTGGTGCGTTCAATATGGGCGCTCAAATTTTTGACCGTCAACAATTAGGCGTAGCGGTATCAACCGAGAACGAAGATGACTTCGTGAAAAACTTAGTCACAATCCTTTGTGAAGAGCGTTTGGCGTTAGCTATCTACCGTCCAGAAGCCTTTGTTAAAGGTACTTTACTCGCTAAATAATCAATCCTAGCCCCTTAATTGGGGCTTTCTTTTGAGGCTTATATGTTACTCACACTAGACTTAATCAAACAGCATTGCCGCATTGATAGCGATGATGAGGACGAATTACTCGAATTGTACGAGAGTGCAGCTCAACAGCACATCGAAAAGCAGTTAGACCGCAAATTATTTGCTGACGAAGTGCCAGAAGATGTTGCGAATGGCTTAGTCGTCAATTCAGCAATTAAACAAGCAATGTTAATGACGATTGCTCACTGGTATGAGCATCGTGAGAGTGTTGTGGTTGGCGTGGTTTCAAAAGAGATTGAAGAGGGTACTTGGCGACTAATTCAGCCATATCGAATTATGGGGGTATAGATGGAAATCGGAAGATTAAGACATCGAATTACATTAATGCGACAAGTCAACGAGATTAATGACTATGGAGCAACCCAGATGAAGTGGAAATCAGTTGCGACTGTTTGGGCCGAAGTTAAGCCTTTATCTGGCCGAGAATACTTTTCAGATCAACAAGTGCAGTCAGAAATCACTACACAGATATGGCTGCGTCATCTAGATGACATCAAACCTTCAATGAGGGTTAGGTTCGGTAAACGTTTTCTGGAAATTGTAGCCGTGCTTAACACCCAAGAACGCAACGTTTCTCTACAGTTAATGTGTAAAGAGGCAGTTGATGGGTAATGTCAAGGTTGAGGGATTATCTCAAATACACAAAGCTTTGAGTGAGCTTGGTCGTAAAGTCTCTAACAAGATTGCAGTTAAAGCGATGAGAGAGGGCGGAAAGATTGTGCGAGAACAAGCAAGACAAAATGCACCTGTTCTTTCCCAAAGTACGCCATATAGACGAGCTGGTACGCTCAAAAAAGCGATTAAAAGCAGCACTAAAGTCTTAA